TGCCAGACGTTGTCTGTTGAGAACTGGTAGTCCGGGTGGACTTTGAGCCAGTCTGCAAGCGTGACTACTGATGGGTCTGTAGTGCTTGGCGGGTTCGTGAAAATTGTGTCTTTCCACTTGTCTGTTTCAGAGAAGTATCCATGGTAGTGGGACACTAGGTCTCGTACTTGAGAGAGAGTCGGGAAGTCGGGGAACGTTATTAGTCCAGAGTCGTCGGTGAATCCGAGTAATTCTTGAACTGTGTACTTTATCGCGCGGTTAAATTGGCGAGCAGTGACGTGTTCTTCCGGCTTGGGGCGGAACTTTTGGTATACCATGTAGCATAGTAAATGGAATGAGGAGTCTTGTCCGCATGAAGCGAAGGCGAGTCCGATGGCACGGGCAGCGTGCATCCATTCTTTATTGCTTGGAACGGGGCGTTCGGGAAAAGCGAGTTGAGCGACGAGCTTTCCGATGTCACGTTGGGGCATTCCAAAGTTGTTTGTATATCCGAGTACTTCTATCTTATTGCGTAGCGAGGTGTAGACTGATTTGAGGACAGAGAGAACCATGCCGTGGCGGGTTTGAGCGTATTGTTCGAGCCAGATCATGAAGTCTGCGATTCGGCAGAAGTTTTCTCGTGCAAAGAAGATGTTGTCATCTCCCATGATGAAAAAAATCATGTTTCTGATTTCGGATTTTGAGAATCCAAATTCGAGCATACAGTCAAGTATGATGTACAGGTTGCCAAATGAGTCGAGGGCTTGCGTATTGAGTAAACCAGAGGGGACTCCTCCGAGTAGACGGACGTAGGCGTAGCCATCGTATGAGATGAAAACCATGTTGATGTACCATATTAATAGAAATTGAAGCAAGTTAAAGATTTTGATAGCGAAAGCGTCAATAGTCTTGAGTCTTGAGTCAGGATAGTTGTGTGTTGCTGCATATCCACGTGAAATAACGATCTTTGAGGGAAGGAATTTTGTGTAGTATGAAATAATTACATAAATCGGGAGTCGTTGGTCGAATTGAGACCAGTCGAGGGAAACGAAAGATGTGAAAAAGTGAGCGACGTGGTCGATGAGGGACATGGAACCGCGAAAGGTTTCGAGTCCGTGCATGACGGCGCATTCAGGATTTCTGAGTTGTGCGAGCAGGCAGTAAGTGAGCATAATTTCGATGAGAAGGAAAAGTAGTGCGACAGCATAGACGGGGCGGATTTTCTTGTTTTCTTTTGGATCTCGTTTTGAGATTTGAGAGCGGATGAAGAGTTCGGTTGGCTGTGAAAGAAGGAAAAGTAGTGCGACAGCATAGACGGG